GATGGCTGATAGATGGATCTACAAAGAAATACACCCTTACATACATCAAGCAAATAGAGATGCCGGTTGGAACTTTGAATGGGACTGGTCAGAGTCTTGTCAGTTTACAAAGTATGGCGTAGGACAATATTATGGTTGGCATTGTGATAGTTGGGAAGTACCCTATCAAAGAGAAAAGTTAGAAGATGGTACCTATCCAATGGACCACGGAAAAATTAGAAAGTTATCAGTAACAATTTCATTAAACGATCCAGATGAATATGTGGGTGGTAATTTAGAATTTGATTTTAGAAATCAACAAGATTGGGAAAGAAACAAAAAGAAAGCGATTAAGTCTTGTGACGAAATAAGACCTCGTGGTTCTATAATAGTATTTCCTAGTTTTTGCTGGCACAGAGTGGCGCCAGTAACAAGTGGTACAAGGTATTCATTAGTCATTTGGAACCTAGGACGCCCTTTTAAATAATGTATATATAGATGACAAGGAGAATATAATGGCAATAACAGCAAACAAAGATGTAATGAGAACAGATTGGTACTTTAGTACACCTGTTTATAGTATTGAGAAACCTGAATGGTTAGCACCAGCAATTAAAGCGACAGACAAATTTATAGATGAAGCTTACAAAAGAGAAGCGCCTAAACTAAAAGAACGAAAAAAGTTTTTAGGTAACAAAGATTATTTAAAAGTAAAAGACCACGGAATGAGTTATCACTCAACACCATTAAACGGTGATCCTGGATTAAAAGAATTAGAATCATATATTGGTGCAACTTCATGGAATCTATTAGATGAATGGGGTTATAACATGGATCAATATACAATGTTCTTTACGGAGTTTTGGGTACAAGAGTTTGCCAAATCAGGTGGCGGTCATCACAGTACACACGTTCATTGGGATAATCATATTTCAGGTTTTTACTTTTTAAAATGTTCTGATAAAACATCATTTCCAGTTATGCACGATCCAAGAGCAGGTGGTATGATGACAAAACTACCACAAAAAGATGGTAGTAAAATTAGTACCATGTCAGACTCAGTACATTATAGACCTAAACCAGGAACATTAATATTTTTCCCTGCTTATGTACCACATGAATTTGCGGTAGATGATGGAGTAGATGATTTTAGATTTATTCACTTCAACTTACAAGCGGTAAGAAATATTGTTGTAAACGCAGCTAAAGGAATGAAATAATGAAAGCGACATTTAAGAAAAAACATTTTATAGTATTGAAAGAAGCAATTGATCCTAAAGTTGCCAACTTTGTTTATAATTATTTCTTAATGAAAAAACAAGTTGCTCGTACTATGTTTGACACTAGATATATCTCACCCTTTACAACAGAATGGGGAGTATGGAATGATGAACAAGTCCCTAATACATATTCAAACTACGGTGATACTGCTATGGAAACATTATTACTTGCCACTCAACCAAAGATGGAAAAGGCGACAGGTCTTAAATTAAATCCTACTTATTCTTATGCTCGTGTTTACAAACGTGGTGATGTTCTACATAGACATAAAGATAGATTTAGTTGTGAGATTTCAACAACTATGAATTTAGGTGGTGATGAATGGCCAATTTATTTAGAGGCTAAGAAAAATGTTGGAATACCAGATGATGGTTTTCCAGCTCAATCAACAAACAAAGGTACAAAAGTTGTATTGAAACCAGGTGATATGTTAATATACAAAGGTATGATATTAGAACACTGGCGAGAAACATTTTTAGGCGAAGATTGCGCTCAAGTCTTTTTACACTACAACAATGTAAATTCTCCAAACGCTGATGAAAATATGTTTGATGGAAGACCACATTTAGGATTACCTGCATACTTCAAAGGAATGAAGTTAAACAAGTAGTTTATTCATAAATAGTAATATGAGTAAATTAGAAGATAAGGTAAATGAAATATTAGGAATTAACGAACCTGAACCTAAAAAAGAAATCGTTAAACAAGAGTTTAAACCAGCAGTTCCTCGTAAAGATGATGACAGTAAAGCTGATGTCGATAACGACTACAAATACAGCAGAGAAAATTACTACAATCTAATTGAAAGAGGCCAAGAGGCGATAGAAGGAATACTAGACATCGCAAGAGAAGGTCAACACCCAAGAGCATACGAGGTCGCTGGACAACTTATAGGACAAGTTGGACAAACTGTAGATAAACTACAAGACTTACAAAAGAAACTTAAAGATTTAAAAGAATTACCAAAATCAGCAAATCCACAAATCAAAAACGCTTTGTTTGTAGGATCAACAGCCGAATTACAGAAGATGTTAAAAAAAGATGAAAATACTGAAGTCAAAGACATCACACCTGAAAAAGACGACACTAAAGATAAGTGATTTATCTTATAATCGTTATTACGAAAAGTATAATCCTAAACTTACAGACGGTGTTGAAGACATAAAGGATATTATGAATAATCCAATCGAAGTTATCAAACATAAAATTAGTTCAACTCAAAGATATGGCGCTGATGGAACACTCTATAAAGAAAAACTATATAGTGTAATGAAAGGCAATCAAAGAGTAACACAAGCAGTACGTTTAGGTTACTCACATATAGAGGCAATAATAAATGAGTGAAAACGCTTACCTTGGTAATCCTAACCTTAAGAAAGTAAATACACCTGTAGAGTTTTCTAAAGAAGAAATTTTAGAATATCAAAAGTGTTCTGCTGATCCAATTTACTTTATGGAAAACTATGTTCGTATTGTATCACTTGATGAAGGTCTTGTACCTTTTAGAATGTATGGCTTTCAAAAAAACATTGTACAAACTATACATGATAATAGATTTACTATTTGTAAACTTCCAAGACAATCAGGTAAATCAACAACAACAATTTCTTATCTTTTACATTACGCTTTGTTTAATCCAAATTCAAACATTGCTATTCTGGCGAACAAAAGTACAACAGCGAGAGATATACTTGGAAGATTACAACTCGCTTATGAAAATTTACCTAAATGGTTACAACAAGGTATTATAAACTGGAACAAAGGTAATATAGAGTTAGAAAACAAATCAACGATTGTAGCAGCGGCGACTTCAAGTTCAGCTATTCGAGGAGGTTCATTTAATATTATCTTCCTTGATGAGTTTGCTTTCGTACCAGCAAATATCGCAGAGATGTTCTTTAGTTCAGTTTATCCTACAATCTCATCTGGTAAAAGTACAAAGATGATTATTGTATCTACACCTCACGGTATGAATCAATACTACAAGTTATGGGTTGATGCAGTATCGAAAAAGAATGATTATATTCCTATAGAAGTTCATTGGAGTGAAGTTCCTGGTAGAGATGAAAAATGGAAAGAGATGACCATCAGAAACACCAGCGAAGAACAGTTCCAACAAGAGTTTGAGTGTGAGTTTTTAGGTTCAGTCGATACTCTTATCTCACCAGCGAAAATTAAAAACACACCATACGCTGATGCAATACAATCTAAAAATGGTTTAAAGATGTTTAAGAAACCTGTCAAAGGAAATATGTATGTTTGTTGTGTTGACGTGGCGAGAGGTACAAATAAAGATTACTCTGCCTTTATAATATTAGATGTAACTAAAGATGAAAGTAGAAAGATACCTTATGAAGTTGTATGTACCTATAAAAATAATGAAGTCAAACCTTTTGTCTTTCCAAACATTGTAAGTCAAACAGCGAAGGCGTATAATGAAGCACACACACTTATTGAAGTCAATGATTTAGGTCAATCAATCGCCGAAGCGATGCATTATGAGTTAGAATATCCAAATATCTTAATGACAACTCAAAGAGGTAGAGCGGGTCAAATACTTGGCGCAATGTTCTCTGGTCGAGGTACATCACTAGGGGTAAGAATGACAAAACAGATAAAAAAGGTCGGTTGTGCGAATTTTAAGACGCTTATGGAGGGTGATAAGATACAAGTTAATGACTTTAGTATAATAGAAGAAATATCGACATTTTCACGTAGAGGGAATAGTTGGATGGCTGAAGAAGGTTGTAATGATGACTTGGTTATGTGTTTAGTTATATTTGGATGGCTCTCAAATCAACCCTATTTCAAAGAGTTATCTGACTCAAAT